AAATCGAACGGTCCGACCCGTAGCGACCCCGGCAGCGCCTCGATCGCCTGCCGGCCGGTCTTGAAGAGGGGTTTGGTCATGGGGGTGCCTTTTGTGGGGGCGTTTCGTGGGGAAATGGTGAGTAGTGAGTAGTGAGTAGTGAGTAGTGAGTGGTGACGAGCCGGGATGAAGGGCGGAGAATGAGAGTAACGACGGGAACGCGCTTCTCCCCATTCACTACTCACGATTCACCACTCACCATTCACCACCGCTCACGCCGCCAGTAGCAACGCCAACGCCTCGTCCTCATCTCGCGCTCTCGCCTGCGCGGCGGCGGCCAGCGCCTGTAGCGTGGCGGCGTGCTGCATCAGCGCTTGCGCCTGCCGCACGCCGGCGGCGGCGGCGAGTGCATCGGCGAGCGCGCGGCGGCCGGCCGCGGCGGCAGCGGCCTCCTGCGTGTGTGCGCGCGCGGCCTGCGCGCGCTCCCGCGCGGCGCGCGCCACTGCCTGCGCCAGCGCGCGCCGGCGGCGCTTTGCCGCCGCGGCCGCCTGGCGGGCAGCCTCCCGCTCGGCCGCGATCTGCCGTTGCAACGCCCGCCATCTGCCGCGCGAGAAGGTGCCGGCCACGATGGTGCCGCCGCCGCCGAGGAGGTCGTAGCTCCCCGGCGAAGGCGCGCCCGTGAGCGCGAAGAAGCCGCAACCCGCCACCTCGGTGTCGAGATCGATGGTCGCCTTCCCGGCCAGGACGAATGCGCCGAACGAGGCTGCCAGGATGCCTTCGCCGGCGGCCGCAAAGCCGGTTTCGGCAAAGGCGCCCTGCCCGGCGGCCCGCCGGTCCTGAAACGCCGCCGCACCGGCGAGCACGAAGGAGCCCGGCGCGGCGACGAATTGCGTCCGGAAGGTCGCGGCCTCGCCGGTGAGCGTGAACGAGCCCGCGGCCGCGATCAGGATCGCGGTGGTGGCGGCGGAATCTGTTTCCTGGCCGAGCGCCAGCCGGCCTGTTGCATCGGCGCCCGGCAGCATCCGAGCCTCCTAGCTGAAGATCGCGTCGGCGCGCGGCTGCGTGAGCAGGCCGGCGGCGACCAGAGCCGCCTTTGCGGCTACGGTCAGCGGGTCGACCAGGTTCACCCCGTTGGGCGCCGTGCGGGCCATATCGAGCCATTGCTCGAGCTGGGCGTTGCCGGCGGCGAGTTGGGCCGCGGCGACCTGCCGAATTCCGGTGTATTCGGCCAGCGTAAGCCTGCCGAGAAGCGCGAATGCCGACCGGTACACCGGCGGCGGCGGCAGCGCCGCGACGGCCGCCAAGATCGCAGCGTCGGTCGGACGCGGTTGCCTGTCGTCCAGCCACGTCAACCCCGAAACGTCGTCCCCGCTCAGGGACCACTCTGCGCCAGGCGCGACCTCGGCGAGGGCGCGAACGATATCGAGATTGCTCATGCCATGATCTCCTCGAGCACCATGGCCCCATCGTTGTTCTTGTAGGGGGAGTAGGCAGCGGTGACGTTGTCGTCGGACCGCACCCTGACGGTGTACGTGGTGGAGGTCGTCACGCCCGGAGCGTCCAGAGCCTCAAATGCTATATTGCCCGGAGATATGCCCGCAAACGGCGGGTCGTAGTAGGTGACGTTGCCCAAGGCCGTCGAGCCCCGGTAGATCCTGCACGAGGCTCCCGATACGGTGCCGTTGGCGGTCGCGCTGTCGCCGAAAGCGTGCGCCGAGATCACGTTCACGGCGCAGCTCGGCGTGATGGTCCCGGAGATGTTGCCGGCCGTGAACGTGCTCGACGTGGTGGAGAAGCTGTTGCCGGCCAGCGTATAGGTCTTCTGGACCCGATCGCCCGGAAGCTTGATGCCGGGCCCGAACAACTGAACAGTCGTCGGATTGCTCGCATACGTGCCGGCCGTGGTGAGCCCCGACGCATAATCCACATAGCCGATGATGCGGAACGCCTTGCTGGTGAGCGTGGTGCCGTTCGGCGTATAAAAAGTGCCGGCCGCCGTGGCCGAGGCGCTCATCGCCGTGGTCGAGACGAGCGCGGCCTCGTTGAGCGCCGCGATCGCGGTCGGGGTGGCGCCACCGGTCACGCTCTGCCAAAGCGCCAGAACGGCGGTCCCGGCGTTGTTGAAGGCGACCACCCAGAGGCGGAACGGAACGTTGCCGCCGACGGTTCCCAGCGTTGCGCCGGCCGCATTGGTGTCGATCGACAGCGCCGCCGTGACCGCGACCCAGACCGGGCCGCCATTGGCGAGGGTGACGTCGCGGAACGGGATCAGGACCGGATTGGTGACGCTCGGATCGCTGCCGTTGTTGCCCTTGACGGAAATCGTGAGCTTGGTGCCGTTGTTGCCGGCATTGAGCTGCAGGTTGATCGGCGCATCGAAGCCGCGCAGCGGATTGCCGGTGCCCGGCAGAAGGTCGCCGCCGTCGCCGGCGAGCGCGGTGATGTAGACCTCCTGGCTGCCCGAGCAGCTGATCAGCGCGTTCGCATTGGTCGACTTGTAGACGTTGCGCGACAGCGTGGTGCCCGACGCCGTATAGGTTCCCCAGCCGACCTCGCTGCTCGATCCGTCCTTGATCCCATAGAGGACCACGTCGCCGTCGGCGACGCCGGCGCCGGCAAACGTCAGATAGCCGGAGACCGCGGCGCCGAGCGTGAGCGTGCCGGTACCCGTGGTCGCGCTGGTCATGCGGGCGAGATTGAAGAGCTTCATGGGCTCAGGCCAGCTGCAGGATGCCGTTGGTCGCGTCGGGCTGGACCTGGAACGAGTTCCCGTTGGTCACGGAGACCGTCGCGCCGTAGTCCCACCAGCCGATCAGATTGCCGCTCGCCGCTGTCGAATTGTAGATGACGGCGTAGCGGAAGGTCGCGATCGTGCCGCCCGACGCCGTGAAGGTCACGTTGTTGCCGACCAGCTTGTAGGTTCCGCCCGACTGGCTCGACGCCGTGATGGTGACGGCGGCGCCGCCGGCCGCGTAGCCGTTGCCGGCGGCGATCTCGGTGATGTCGGCCTTGACCGCGTTGCCGGCGGCGGGCGCGACGTTGCTCAGCATGATCTTGAGCGTGTCGGCGCCCAGATTGTGCACCTTGTTGGCCACGTCGGCCACGAAGGCGTTGAACTTGTTGAAGCTCGCCATGCGGTCCTCTGCAAGGATTGTGGGTGGGCTATTGCGCGAACGGATCGTGGTCGACCGGGACCAGCCGATATCCGGCGGCGGCGGCGCCGGCGATGGCCGGGACGGTGTTGAACTGGATGATCTTCGACAGAAAGGATGAGCGTTCACCGCGGCGCGAATCGCGGCGGCACGAGATTGCGGGTCCGATGCTCGCCGGTCGCGCCGGCGCTGAATACGCGCGCTCCAGCGCGCCGCCCATTACTGCGGATTGCCGGATGCTGTTTCAGAGCTCCGCAGGCGACGCCACGCCGGTCAGATGATCGACGCCATGCCCGAGTGCGTGGACCACCACCATCGACCTCTGTGCCGGGTGAGATCGGGGTCTAGGTCGATTCGGAGGATTTTTTGACCGTGCGGATCGGCCGAACGCAAACCCGCGACGGCTCTCCAGGCGGGGTGTTCCGCCGCCACCATTCCAGGGCGTCTGCACACCGCTGCAGCTCCAACGGCGTAAAATCTTGCTGGCGAGAGGGTTCCTTCGCCTCCGCCGCGAGCTCTTCGGCCGACAATTCCCGGCGCGACGAGGGGTCGTCCTTCGATGTCGAATTCGCGTCGTCCGGTGGCATCGGTCGCTGGTCCTTGCGGATAGTCGCCACCCAAAGGCCGCGGTGGTGGCTGGGAGATCATACAACCCGACGCTCTTGCTTGCCAGCGAATTTCGGGGTGCTGGCGCTGCGACCGGCCAGGGGCGGGCCGAGCTCGCCCGCGACCTTCGGTCCACTTCTCGATCGTGGGTCGGTCATTGCGCGAATGGATCGCCGTCGACCGGGACCAGCCGATATCCCGCGGCGCCGGCGCCGAGGAGTATCGGCGGGATGGTGTTGAATTGAAGGATCTTCGACAGCGTCGGATTGGAGTTCCACGCGGCGCGAATCGCGGCGGCGGTCTTGGGCGCCACGGCCTTGAAGTAGTTCGGGTTTGACAAATAGGCGCGGCCGCCTTCGGCCATCAGCTCCCCGGGGACGTCCTGCGGCTGATAGCCAAAGTCCTCCGGCTTGACGAAATTGCTGGTCCGATGCTGACCGGTCGCGCCGGCGCTGTAGACGCGCTCGAGCTCGCTTCGCATCACTGCGGTTTGCGGGATGCTGTTCCAGAATTCCCCAGGTCCGAGCGCAAATGGATCACGGCCGGCAGGAGCCGGACGGGTCGGCTGCTCGAACGGATCATGCTCGACCGGGACGAAATCAATCATTTGCCACCACCCTGAGATATTTTCCCGGCCGCTGCGGGTCTACCACATAATGATGACCATCGGGCGCGAGCCGGGCGCCGGGCACGGACGCAGCTAGTCCCGCCGACGGCGGCAACGGCGAAACGGCCGGCATCGGCGGCGACATCATCGGCGACATCGTCGGCGAAAGCGGCACCGGCTCCACGTGGGACACCCGGCCCTGCGCATCGCGCACCACGCGCTTGGGTGCGTTCATCTGCCGGATCGTGTCCATCAGCTGGGCCACCAGGGCGGCGGCGGGCGCCGCAGCGCCGGCATTGCCGGTGGGCGCATCGCCGTCCGGCGCCGCGGCAGGACCGGCAGCCGCGCCGACCGCCGCGTGCAGGTGGCGGAACTGCTGATCGCGCATCGCCAACTCGTGCTGCAGCAGCGCCATCTGGCGGTCGAGCTCGAAGCGCTGCTGCGCCAGCGCCCCGTCGCGCTCGGCCTTGCGGTCCTGCAGGTTCAGCTGGCCCTGCGCCTGCTGGGCATCGAGCTGCGCCTGCGTCTGGATTTGCATCAGCTTGGGATCGGGCCGCGGCTGCGGCGGGGCTTGCGTCCGCGGATCGGTGAAGAACTGGTCGACGTTCTTGAGGTCCACGAGCTTCACCACCTCGGCCGCCGAATTGTAGAGGTTCTGCACGCTCACCAGGTTGCTGAGCCCGCCGGCGAGCGCCTCCTTCTGCAGGTTGATCACCGCCATCACATGGGCGAGCCGCTCGGACTTGCCGCCGGTGCCCAGGCCCACATTGATGGTGAGGTCGTTGCGCGCCTTCCAATCGCGCGGATCGACGGTGATCCATTGGTTGCGCAGCCGCACGGTGGCGGCCTGGCCGCCGTTGCGGCGGATGGTGGCGTGCAGGAGCGCGAACAGGTCGCGGATGCCGGTCTCCGCGAAGATGCGCGCGATCAGCTTCATGCGCGCCTGCGCGGCGTTGTAGACCTGCATGGCCGCGGTGGCGCTGGTGTTCTGCAGCGCATTGGCGTCGAGGCCCTGCGCCTGGCGATTGACGCCGGTGCGCCACTCGCGGGTCGAATCAGCGTAGGCCAGCACCGGAAAGATCTCGCCCGCGATCGCCGGCACAGTCTGCCAGCTCACGCCGCCCGGCATCTTGGTGCGCACGATGCCGCCCGGCCGCGAGACCAGAAGATCGTCGAGCGTGGTCTCGGTGGCATGCGCCTCCGAGACCTCGACCCGCGGATTGACCGCCAGATAAGCGTTGTCGAGGATCGAGCGCAGCAGCGCGGTCTTGATGCGCTGGATGTCCATCACCAGGTCGGCGATGGAGCGGCCGAAGAAGCGGTGGGTGACGATCACCGGCGTCATGGCGGCGAACGGCGGCACGTCGACCTGCACGATCTCGGGCTCGCCGTCGCGCGTGAGCACCTCGCCCTGATCGCCGCCGGTGGTCACCCGGTAGAGCGCCGGCTTGCCGTTGCGTTCGTAGTCCATGCGCACATAGTGCTCGGTGACCTTGATCTGCCGGTTGACCTCGTTGATGCCCTCGTCCCCGCCGGCCGCCAGATGCTCGTCGACGGTGTCGCGCGCCAACTCCTCCGGATTGGTGAGCATCGTGTAGGTCGGGATCGCCTTGATCTCGTCGCGGTCGTAACCGTCCGCGATCAAGTCCTCCTCGCGCTTGATGACCTCGTGGAAGCAATAGCCGCAGTCGCGCAACGAGCGCGCGAAGCGCGAGATGCCGAACTCCTCGGGCGGAACGCCCTCGACGCGCGCCCGCGCCACGGTCTTGCGGGTGACGACCGTGACGTCATGGAGCATCGGAACCGGTTCGTCATCGGGCTCGGCGGCTGCGGCCGGCGCGGACGCATCCGGCACGGGCGCACCCGGCGCGGGCGCGCCCGGCACAGACGCGCCCGGCAGGACCTGCGCGGCGCTCTCGCCGGGCGCCACCGCCGGCGCGCCCGTGGGCGGCGCCAGCCCTGCCGCCGCCGGCCGGTAGGACGGGTCGGGATGCGCGCTGTGCGCCACGATCTCGATCTCGGGATCGGCCACCAGCATGGCGAAGGCATCGTCGGGCTGATCCAGATAGGTCTCGCGGCTCTCCTCCTCGCGCTCCTCCCACCACACCTTGACGATGCCGACCTTCGACAGCAGCGCGTCCTTGATGAACGAATAGAGGATCAGGAAGCCGGGGTTCTGCTGCATGAACACGTGGTTGACGTAGTCGGTCTCCTGCTCGGCCGCCGCCACGTCCTGCGGCCCGAACGGCTCGAATCGCACCACGTCGTCGGAGCCCGCGAAGATCTCCATCAGCGAGGGCATCAAGCCGTCGATGGTATCGGCGACGTCGGTGGAGACCGCGCGCGAGCGGCCCTCGGCGGCCGGCATGTCGCGGCTCATGTCGCCGTTGTAGTAGTCCATGGCATGCGCGCGCTCGGACGAAAGCTTGGACGCGCGCATGGCGGCGAGCGCGTCCAGCTTCTCGGCCGTGAGCATGGCCTTGAGCTCGGACGTCGGCATTTTGGGCATTGATGGATGGCCTCGTAGGGCGGGTCAGACGCTGCTCGCGCCGTAACCCACCAACTGCGTTTCAACGGCATGTGCGTCGGAGAGTGTCACGACTACGGGCCGCGCACAAAAAACCCCGGCGCGGTTTCCCGCCCGGGGCACACTTCGTGAGTTTCAATTTCACGAATAAGCTGATTTGTGAACCGTGTCAAGACCGCAGCTCGCACAATCGATAGGCGGCACAATTCTGAGCCTACGAACCGGAGCCGAAGAATATCTTCGCTTCGGCCTGCGCGCGGCGGCGAAGGTCGGCTATGCCCACTTTCTCGCGTGCTGGATGTTTCGCAATTTCCTGCAGCCGAAGCAGATCTAACCCCTGTCGCTCTAACTCTGCCTGCACAAGCGGGTGGGTGAGTATTTTCGTTTCTTCACTTGGGCCGATTGAGGAAATTTTGAGCATGTCAGAAACATACTCATCCAAGGCCGAGTATGCCACGCATGCGGAATCGACCGCCTCGTGCGCATCCGCCCCGAGCCGCGCCTCAATCGCATAGGCGACCGCGGAAACCGCGTCCTCGGCGTAGTACCCAAGTAGGCGATGGTCGCCTTCGTCTTCTCTGGGCAACAACGACATGCAGGTATCCAAGCAATTCTTGAGCTCGGTCGAGCCTGCCGGCCGTCCCTCGATATCGTCCCAGACGCGGCGCAGTGCGGCAGCCAAACCCTCCGGGCTCCCCCGTCCGGTCGCCTCGGAGAATCGGAAATAATTTGGCAACTGCCTCTCGGCGCATGCCGCAGCGAACGCCACACGCAGTCGATTTGGCAACCCCTAAAGTTGCGCGGTCAGCGCGTTCTTATCGAATCGCAATTTCGACATGGGTCACCTCAGCGAGGAAATACAGCGGTAGACTTGCTCGTCAGGACGCCACCTGCGTCTTCGATGGTCGCCCTGCATTCGGGGCAAATGAGTCTCGAGGTTGCAAGAGCTCGTGGGGTCAGTCCCGCACTCTGAGCCTCTGAAAGTGCGGTGATCTCTGCGTGGGCTCCTGGAAGTTTCGCTGCCCTTTCGCCAGGCCGAACAATTGCCTTTTGAATGGGGGCCAAGTCTCGCTTGCCGCCGGCCACAATCGTATCACCATCTGTGCGGCCAGAAGGGGCTGGTTGACGCGGCCGCAAGCGCCGAGCGGCGCGTGACCTGCCCGCTGAGTTTCAGCTCGCGAGAGTTCAACCCACTCTACGGATTGCGGACAAACGCGCGCGCCAGCGCGCGGCGCGGTCGTTCCGCGTCGGGCTCAGCCGGCTGGCGCGGGCATGAAAAAACCCGGCGCGGTTTCCCGCCCGGGCACACCTCCTGAGTTTCAATTTCACGAATAAACTGATTTGTAGATTTATGTCAAGCGCGCGGCAAGTTCGATTCTCGTTCCCTCAACGTGCGGCCCGACTCTCCACTGTCCCCGACGCGGCGCGGTCTCGGACGACCAGACGAACCACGTCGACGAACTCCGGTTTGTTCACGAGGAGCCTCGGCTCGCAAATGCATTATGCTTGAAACGCAGGGAGACTGGCATCCTCGCCTTGCCCGTGAATGGACACCTGAACGCTTCTACCACAGATCATGCAGGAAGTCCCCTTCGGGCGGATTGAGC